CTGTAGGCCGATGCCGAGACCTTCACGTACTGCCCTGCGAGCAACGTGGACGCGTTGGCTATGTCCTTCGATACGCTCCTGTCGGTTGATGTGCTTGCCGATTCCTTTACGAGCGTCGAGCTGCCGCCGCGTCCCTCGCGCTTGATCGTTAAAACCGTATCGCGGCGATGGGCGGTGCCGCCCGGGTCTGATGCCTCGACGTGCGCCGTGGCCTTGCCCGTGGTGTCATCGAACGACAGCTCCAGATTAGGCTTCGCAGGCGCTGCGAACTCGTAGGCCGCTGTAGCCGCTGGGCCTTTGCCGTTCTCGTTCACCGCCCGAACCGATGCGGATACGGACAGGATGCAGTAGCTCGTGCTGTTCCTGCCCGTAGGGTAGGCATCCGAGAACGGAGCGTTGAAGGTCTTGGTCGATATGTTGTTGTTGAGCGTGTAGGTGGTTTTCTTGGTGACGTGCTTGCCGTTCTTCTTCCGATTCCATGTCACCGTGAAAGTGATCTCTATCTTAGACCAGCGTGCGCCGTTCTTCGCGCTCGTTGCCTCCTTGGGTATCTTCCACTTCGCAGTTATGTCGTTCGTGCCTGTAGGACGTTTGGCGAATGCGAGATTGCCCACCTTGGCATCTGGTTTGAGTATGCAGTTGGTGTGGTTGTACGCCCACAATGCAACCGTTGGCTTTCCCGCCGTGGTGCATTTGTAGACATGGCCCGTCGATTTGTTGAGGTACGTGTCGTTGACCTTCGCGGCCTTGATGCCCGATTTCTTGAACATCGTAGGCGAGCTGACGGTGCCTGTTATCTTGGTGCCTGAGTAGTTGGTCATATGCTATCCCATCGCCCGAATCCTGCCGAGAGCCGTGGCGATGCCGCGTGCCATCGCGTTGGCATCGTCGCTCGCGTCGTATTGGAGGTAAACGTTGACCGTGCCGGATTTGGAGGCCACGGCCTCCGCGAACTCGTCCATGAGAGAGCCGCTGCGCGGCAGTATCATCTCAGGGCCTGCCTCGCCTGCGCCTATCAGGGTCGCGCCGTCAACGAAGCCGCCGTGCGCATACCAGTTCACGACGGGCAGCTTCACGGTATCGTCTCCTGCTGTCACGTACTCGTATGAGACGTGCGGAGTCGGGAAGTCGATTGTTCCCACGGCGTTGGTGATGCTCTGCCCGAGTCCCGAGTAGTAGCTCGTTATCTCGTCGGGTTTCGACTCGATGTCGGATACAGCCGTATCGATAGGCTCCTGCATGTTGATTGCAACCTCGTCGAACGTGTCTCCAACGTCGGTCGGAGTCGTTGCGAACTCCAGCGCGGAGTCCACTTCGCTCGCGGTTGTCTGCGCCGCGCTGCTCGCCGCCGCCATCGCGCTCGAAACGTTGGATTGAACGCCAGAGAACGTCTGCGACGTGTTGAGCGCCATAGCCTGCCAATCGCCGCCCATGCTGGAGACCATCGCATCGCCGTATGACGAGACGGCTCCCGATGCAGTCTGCATTGCGCCGCCGATGAAATCTCCTATGCCGCCGATGACGGTTCCCACGCCCTCGATGAGCGGCCCGAACGTCTCCGAGAGCCATTGCCCGAACGGAGCCAGTACGTTGTCCCATAGCCATCCGATTGCATCGGCTACGATGGTCACCGCCGTCGCAAGCCCGTCGAACGCCGCGCCGACTGCGCCGCCTACTATATCTCCGAGTCCCTGCAGGAGCGGTTGGGCATCCTCGACAACAGGCCCTAGCCGCTCGCCTATGCCTGCGATTATGTTGGATATCGCTTCCCTCACGGGAGCTGATGCCTCGTACAGGAAGCCGAGCGCCTCTGTGATGCCGCTTATCGCAGCCGTGCCGACCTGCACCATCGAGCGCAGTGCCGGAGACACCGCATCTGATATCGCTATCTGCAATCCTTCGAGCGCAGACTGGAATATCGTCACATCGCCCGACAGGTTGTCGAGCTGCGTGTCTGCCATCTGCTCCGCAGCGCCAGCCGAGTCCTCGATTGCAGCGGATACCTCATCCCATCGCTCCGCATCGGTCGCGAGCAGGGCATTGAGAGATTTGAGGTCTACCTTGTTGAACGCCTCGGAGAGTCCCTTGGTCTTCTCTTCGACCGTCCAGTCTGCCATTGCGGCGTTCATGTCGGCGAAGATGTCCTTGAGGGAGCGCATGTTGCCCTCGGCGTCGTATGCCGCAACGCCCAGCTCGCCGAACGTGGACTCGAACTTATCGGACGATAATCCGAGCAGGACGTTGCGCAGCGCGGTGCCGCCCTCGGCTCCCTTGATGCCGTTGTCTGCGAGCAGGCCGAGGGCCTGGGACAGCTCGACGGTGCCGCCGGAAAGCGTCTTCGCGGTGCCGCCGACCGTCAGGATCGCGCTGCCGAGCTGCTCGACGCTCGTGTTGGTCTTGGATGACGCAGCCGCCATCTGGTCCACCATCGCGGATGTCTCATCCAAGCTCAAGCCGAGCGCAGATTGCGCGTCCGTGATCATATCGGACGCCGTGGCAAGCTCCATGCCGCCAGCCGCGGCGAGGTTCAGCACGTTCGGCAGCATCTGCATGGACGTCTCGGCATCGTAGCCTGCCAGCGCCATGTAGTTCAGTGCCTCAGCAGCCTGCGATGCGCTGAAGGCCGTAGTCGAACCCATCTCCTGCGCGAACTCGCGCAGCTCGCTTATCTCGTCTACCGTGGTTCCCATCGTCGCGGCGACCTGCGACATGGCGCTGTCGAACTCCATGCCGACCGATATGCTGTCCTTGAGGAAGTTGCCGACCGCCGAGCCGATGCCCAGTGCTGCCACCGCGCCGCCGAGTTTCTTCAAACCGCCGCTGAACGCGCCGTTGAACGCATCGCCTGCCTGGGTGCCGCCATCGGAACCTGCCTTCGACAATGCGGCAGAGAAGCCGTCAGCTTTCGGTATGATGTTGACGTAAGCTGTGCCGACTTCCGCGATTCCCGCCATCGTCATTCACCTCCGTAGTACCATGAATCGAAATCAGAGACGGGTATCGCGTCCCGCCCGTAACGTATGCTCATCCTGCCGTCTGCCCATGGGCGCGGGTACTTGTCGAGCCTCGGCGGGTGCTTGCCGGTTCCCTTGTACCCGAGCGCGACCGCCGACTCCCTCACCACGTCGATGAGGTCTGCCAGCAGAGCGCATCCGGCAGTGCCGTCGAGCCACATCGCCGTCTTCTCGTCGCATCCGCTCCGCGCCTTGTACAGCGCAGAATCGACGCCGAGGCCGATGACGAAGCGGTAGAGGCTGCGGTGGTCGAGCGTCCCGCACTCCCAGTCTCGCAGCGTCCACCGCGTCTTCGTCATGAGGTCGTAGTCGATAGCCTCGCCGTATGCGTCTACCGTTTCGACGAGGCACGCGATTTTCCCAAATCGGCGCCATCGGCCTTGCATGCGGCATCCCATGCTTCGAGCACCGCCTTGAGCGTGTCGAGCATCACATCGTCGCGGCTCGCGAGCTCAGGGCAGTACTTCTCGAACAGCGCGATGGCGAACTCGCCAGGGTTCTTGTCCGCAAGCCTGATGAGCGGCAGCGGAAGGCTCGACGCAAGCGGAATCGCGTATACGTCATCCTCGCCATCGAGCTGGAATTGCCACATGCGGCCTTCGGCCTTGTTCACGATCTGGGTCATCGCCACTACCTCCTGTTAAGCACCGGTTGTCGTTGTCGTAGCGCCGTCATCCGTGAGGATGATGATGCTGTCGCCGTCCTCGTTGGCGTTGCATTTGAGCGAGATCGCCCACTTGATGGCGTCGTTCGCGACGAACGAAAGCGAGCCGTCGATGACGGGCTGGGCGTTCGGCAGCACGATGCGCACCTTGGCTTCGCCGTCCTTCATCGAGAAGCACCACGCCTTGGCGGGAGCCATGCGTGCGCCGATGTTGACGGTGAGCTGCTCTCCATGGGAGCCGGTCGCTTCGGTCTTGCTCACGTTGTCCTCGCCGAACAGGGCGCACAGCGAGTCGTAGTCGGTCTGGATGAATGCGAACTTGACCTCGCCCGTGAACTCTTCGAGCAGGGTGCGGACGTTCGACTTCGACCAGTCCTTGATGTTCTTGGTGCTGTAGGTCGGCGTGACGGACAGGCCGTCCTCGGACACGTAGCCGCCGTCCGTCCAATCGCCGCTCAGCGAGGCGATGGCGGTTGTCGGCAGCGTGGCGTCCACGTCGGCGAACGCGACAGCGCCAGTCGTGCCCTGGTCGGGCATGCCGATCAGGATCTTTTCGGAATCAAGAGACATTTCGTCCTCCTTATTTCTCTTACATGTGGGCAGTGACGCCCACGGTCATCTGGTAGCGCGAACGGCGCGACTCCAAGTCGGGCCAGTTGTAGAGCGATTCGACGGTGATGCCGCCGATGCCGCCCGTGCCCTGGATCGCGTACAGCTCGCCGCGAACCTCGTCTGCCATGTCGGCAGCTGCCTTGCGGCCAATCGCCCAGCACTGGACTGCGAGCGTAGCCCTGTCCACCATGTCGGCGGTGCTGCCGCCTGTGCGCTCCACTGTCACGAACTCGTCGGGCATGGGATTCGGCACATCCGCGTAGACATGCCGACCGTTCGCGCCCAGGAGCTGGATAACCTTCTCTTCGACGTTCATGGAAATCACCCTATTGCCTTCAAGAGCACGTTGTTCTTCAAGCAGGCGCGGTATCCGTGCGGGTTGCCCGTGTAGACGGAAGCGCGCGCCATGCCCTTCGCGTCCTTCGTGTACGACGTGTAGAAAGCGTCGTTGTGCATCGGGTCGGATGAGACCATCGCATTCGCCCTGTCGCAGATGGTGCGCGCGCACTCGGCAACGGCTCCGTTTATCGTGTCAGAGCCGAGCAGCATGATCATGCCCTCCTTTGAGGGCTTGTACTCGACATCAGCCATCCGCCCTCGCCACCCTCGCGGCGCGGTTCCAGGGCGTCGGCGTGTTCGCGGCCATGTACGGCTGCGGGTCGCCGATTACGCGGTACGGATGCTCTGCGCCAGGGCCAGTCGTGGTAGTGGTGGACGTTGCCGCATGCTCCGCATCGCCGTACGGCGGGAAGAGTACGACCTCGCACCCTTCCAGGCTCGCCTCGTACGATTTCGGGAAGTGCAGCGTCAGCTCGCAGGTCACGCCGAACGCGCGGTTGGTCTCGTCAATCTCGTCGGTGGACGATGGCGTTATCAGCACGTTGTCAACCGTCTCGGACGTGACCGAGAACACGGGCTCGCCCATCTCGTCGCGGGAGGTCATCGTGCGCCGCCTGACCGTGACGGACGTTCCCCTAATCATCGTCCACCTCCGCGTTGCCGTACGACGGCACCGCCACGGAGAATCCGCCGCTGCCGATTCCCAGCGCGCGGCGCTCTGCGGCCTTCATGTAGAGGTCTCCGTAGGGATTGTCCATCGTGAACGACTCGGAATAGCCGCCTGCCGCCATGGACGCCTGCTTCGCGCCGAACGGGATGCCCAGCGCGGACGCTGAGCCGTCGCCTATGGCGCGGTGAACCATGTCGCGGCAGACGCGCACGAGCCTGGCTGCGAACTGCTCGGACGGGTTCGAGTAGTCGATACCCGCCTTGTCCATCTCGCCCGCCATGATATCGGACGCGTCCGCGAGCCACACGGCAAGCGCGGAATCCGACATGTCCGTGTCGTACTTCTCATGGTATTGCGTTGTAGTCGCGAACGACGTCATTGGTTACTCCTTCTTCTTCGCCGCGCGCTTGCGCGTCGGCAGTTTCCTCACGACGCCCTTCTCCACCAGGTCATCGATGCGGGCGGCGGTGCCCTCGAACACGTCACCAGGCTGGTATGTGTTCTCGGGCACGCAGCCCAGACCCGTCGTGATGTCGTAGAAGGGCGCGATAACCTCGGCCCTCATTACGCGCCAGTCGTGGTGGTCTCGGAGCCGATGACCTGGATGAGGTCGGCTGCGACGGCCTTGGTGCCGTAGCTGTAGAACAGCTCGATGGCAACGGCGTTGGACAGCGGGATGCGCTCTGCGCCGTATTTCTTGATGCGGACGAATTGCGCGACAGCGCCCTCTGCCATGGCGATTGCCTCGACGCCCTGCGGCAGGTAGATGGAGCTGAACACGCGAACTCCGTGGAACAGCTCGATGTTCTCGCCGTGCGCGCCGCCGTCCTGCACCTTGTCGAAGTAGCTGCGCAGCGCGCCGTAGGTGGCAGGGTCGCAGATGACCGCGATCATATCGCGCTCGACGCCGTCCACGAAGTCGTTCTGCGTGGTCTCGACGGCCTGGATCAGCTCTTCGATCTGACCATCGATGGTCGCTGCGGTGGCGGTGAACTCGGTGCCCTCATCGGCTGCCTCGGCGAAGAACGCCTTCTCCAGCTCGCGAACCATCGCGCGCTCTGCGGATGCGGCCTCGCGGTTTACGAGTCCCTCGACGCCGTACATCGCGGCGTCCTTGTCCTCGACCTCGACCACGATCTCCTTGTCCTGGTCGATGTTGATGGTCACGGGCGTCGCCTTGACGGCATCGCCAGCGCCAGCGGCGCGAGCGGTTCCGTAGGCCTTGCTTGCCTTGTTCTCGAAGCGCTTGGCCTCGACCGAGCCAGCCTCGGGATCGCCGCTGAGGGCGGTGTTCTTGAGCTGCGAGGAGATGCAGCGCTTCTGCACGTTGGCGATGACCGCGCCGTACTTCTCGGCCAGGTAGTCATAGCCCTCGGTGGAGAGCAGGATGTTGAGTGATGTCTGACGAGTCATTTCTTCTTCTCCTTAGAAATATTTGGGTACTTCCGGTTTCTTCGCGGATGGCGGTTTCGCTTCGCCGAAGTCAGGTACCGACGGGTACTTGCTCTGCGCCATCTGCTCTTTGAGGAACTCGGCGTTCTCGTCCACATCGCCGGACATGCGCGCCAGCAGAGCCGCGTCCACGCCTTTCTCGGCGGCAACCTTCGCCACCAGCTCGGCGCGCTCGCGCTCGGCTTTCAGCTTGTCCAGCTCGGCCTTGAACCTGTCGCGTTCCTCGACCGCCTTCTGCAACTCGCTCTTGCTGGCCTCCTCCGCTTCGTCGTACTTCGCGGCCTTGGCTTTGAGTTCGTCGTAGTCGGCGTATTTGGCACGGTCTCGCTTCAGTCGTTCGCCGATGATGGCGTCCATCTCCGATTGCGTGAACGTGCGCTCTTCCGCAGTTGCGCCCTGCGTGGCGTTGTCCACCGTTGCGGTGTTCTCTTCGGGCATCTCGGCCCCCTTCCCGACCTTTGGTCGTCGTCGTTTCCGTGGGCAGCCCCCACGTGGACATGAAAAAAGGGCCCTCGGGCCCTTGGTTCATCGGTAAGTAAAGCGTCTTACTTATTCGCCTTGTGCAGCTTCTCTATCTCGCTCCACGGCTTGTCGCGGTACAGCTTCAGGTACTCGCGGCGCGCCAGGCGCGGGTTCGTCTGCCAGTCCATGTAGCCGACGAAGTGGACTATCGCGGGATCGTCCGTGTACCCCGTCGCGCGGTTCTCGTTGAATCTGACGGGCATGTTCGCCGCCTTGCCGCGCATAGCGCCGCAGACGTTCAGCGCGTCCTGCTCGATGCAGACGGTGCGCCGCGTGTTGATGAACTTCACGAGCTGCGCCTGCGCTTTATCCTCGCGCATCTGCGCCAGGTTGAACATGCACACGCCGACGTTCTGGTAATGCCCCGAGCGGAACGGGTCGTATCCGCTCAGCGATTCATGCGTAGCTGCGAACCATTTGCCGTCGAGGTCGATTTCCCATAGCCCGTCCACGTTCGCGATAACCACTGTGTCGGCATCGAGCTGCAGAACCTTGTCCACATCTGGCAGCAGGTTCGGGTAGCAGATGCGCACCATCGCCATCTTGGTGAAGTGCGTGTCTGCATTGACGCACACGCCGTCAGGGAACGTCTGCTCGGCGTATTCCCGCACGTTCATGAAGTCGCAGAACTGCGGCATCTCGAACGGGAACTCATCGTCCTCGATGAGGAAGTGGATGCGGTCTACCGAGCTGTTCGCGAAGAGCGATTTCGCGCTCCATGCCATCGGTTCGTAGAGGTTGCGCGTGCCTGCGTACACGGCATGCTTCATCTCGGCCATTTGACCTCCCGAAACTCGTGGCCGCACGCGACGCGCGTGTCGGCGGTTATCTTTATGCCGTTCTCCCTGCACAGGTTGCAGAAATTGATGTCCTCGCCGCCGCTGTCTATCTTGTCGGTGCATTCGTAGGCGCTCTCGGCGGTGATGCCATGCCGTCTGTTGTCCGTCCACTCGAACCACGGAAACGCAAGGCGGTCGAACACCGACGGGCGCAGAAGCGCGCATCCCATACCGCCGCCCTTCACCTCGATTGCGTATCGTCCGTCGTTTCGCAGAGCGGACAGCTCCACGTCCTCGTACATGCGCCAGCCGAGCCCGAGCTTGTACAGCGTCGTGTATCTGCTCTCGCCGCGCGCG